ACTCATCGTAAAGAAGTTTGTTCTGATCTTTCAGGAAGTTAGTAAACGTCCTGCCTACACCACAGTTGTGGCATTTGTAGACATAATCGTTCTTCTTCTTAAACAGATAACCCCGTGCCTTGTCCTTGCGCTTCTGGGAGTCACCACAGTAGGGACAACGAAAGTTATACAGTCCTTCTTTCTTACGTTCAAACCTCTGGAGAGAGGCAGAAACCATGCTGATATACTTTACGTCAAGATAGCTCACGGACCACAGGATTCACTGATCCTATGATACCACTGGTCTGAAAGTTAGTCAAGGGTCTTAACATAGGTCCAACCACTTGTCCAACCGCCACAAGGGTAGCGAGGACAGCAGTAGCACCAACAACAAATTTTTGATTCGCATCAACTTTCTTTTGAATACGATCAATTCTATCGTGCAAGATAGTGTGATTCTTTTCCTCTTGCTTTTTCATCTCCTCAATCATCTTAATGATGAGTTGATCCGATCGTTCGTTATCATCCAGACGATTTTCATGACGCTCCAATACAATGGCAATTTTGTTGCTATTGTCAGAGATAGTTGTTACTGCTCTCTCAAGCTTGTCAAGCATCTCTTTGGAGAGATCTTCATAAATGTTCAGTTTAGATTCTAATACTGCTAATTTACCAAGACCAAATGCCACGGTTGCTCCTTATCAGACGTTACGGATAGCAAAGTCAAGAGCAGATTGATAAGTGGCAGCGTCTTTGTTCAGCATGTAGCGGAACTGGGTCTGTTGCTCATCAGGCAGCTGTGCATAACAAGCAGCGATACGCTTCGCTGAAAAATTATCCAGGTTCTGTTGCGATCCATCACCAAAGGTGATCTTCGCAAATGATTCGACGCCAGAAGGATTGAGTTCGGAGGTTGCTACCTGCATTGCAACGTCCAGTGCGTCCATTTGTGCAGCAGTTTCAGTAATCATGTTAGTAGTCACGTCAGTTTCTTCTTTCTTGAGTTTCTTGGTTTGATCAGATGCTTTCTTCTTGAAGTCAGACATACGTGCCTTCATAAGAACGTCCATTTCTTTCGTCTTGGACTGCATCTTTTTCTTTGCTTCGTCGCGCTTCTTCTGCAGATCTTTAGCACGGTTCAGTTTCTTCATCTGACCGATCTGCTTCTGCGCTCTCTCGGTCTCCGAGGGTGCAGCTTCAGAAATAGTTTTTTCTAGTTCTTCTTTCATTTTTTTACGGGACTGAATACGAGAGAGCATTGATTTTGCACCCTTGGTGCGACCATCTACCTTATCTTGATTTGCTTTTTTATAGCGACGATGTGATCTAGGGTTGACAAAAACAAAAGCAGGTGGGATCTGCAGACCAGCACCATTGCCTGCCATCATTTCATTCAAATTAGGTTTAGTTCCTTCAGACATTCTTGATCAACTTCTTCGTTTAAAGATTCAGGTAGACGATTAAGTACAAGCATAAATGCTTTTAGTGCTGGCCAGTGTGTCGCCTCTATCTTATAAAAGAGTAGAGGCGTAGCAGCATCATCAAATACATTATACATCACAATGACATGATTTAATATAAGATGAGTCTTCAATTCGCCATGAGTTTCATAGCGACGAAACAACCTTTTGATGTACTTAATCTTATTTAGATCTTTCTTGAAGTCATCAAAGGTAACAGAATTAGGATTATTATAATGTTTAATAGCAAACATTACCCAGTTGTCTGGGGTCAACTCATCAAATAGCATTTACTCATCAAGCAACGGTGAGCAGAGCAGCATCAGAGGTGACATCAGCAGAAGCACCAGTGTTGGAAATAACAACTCTGTACTGATATGTATCAAGTCCAGTGGAGTCAGAAATATCCAGAGTGCTTGTAGTTGAACCACTGTATACACCAGCGTCAGCAAGGTTGACGAATCCAGAACCTTGATCTTCTTGCCACTGGAAGGTCAGTGTACCACCAGCAGGTGTTGTGCTAGCAGCAACAACGAATTGAGCAGCAGCAGGAGCAGTTACGCTAGCAGCAGCTGGTTGAGAATCAATAACGATTGTGTAATCTGCTGCGATGGTGTCGTCAGATTGAGTCTCATTAGAATTGAGATCAGGACCAGCAATGGTTACGAGATGCTCTGCCTTGTGACGAACATTTCCTTCACCATCAGTGTAAGTATAGTATGACCACCAACCAGGAGCGTTGATGCCACGAGCCTTGTTCTCTGCAAGTGCAGCTTCTTGGTTGTCAACAAAGACAATAGTTTTTGCTTGTGACGATGCTGCAATACCACGACCAGCCTTGGTCACATTAGCAGCACTGTCTGTTCTTCCGTATAGGGACATGGTTTTACAGCGCGTTCGTTTTACCTAGTATATATTTATAAAAAATGGGAGAGGCGTACCTCTCCCAATATATTCATTCACCTTCTGCAGGTGCTTCCTCTCTTGATTTAATAGCAGCGGAGACAACTTCGAGAAGTTGATCATCCATATCGGTCTTCGTGAGTTTAACAGCTTTGCCTAGAATAACCAGACAAATGTCGATTAGTTTCTCACCTAGTTCTTCGTTATCGGGAATTTTAGATACTGCATCAGAAATAATTTTTGATGCAAGTGGAAGTAGAAATGCAAGCATGATTTTAAGGGCATAATGTGCCCTATTATTTATTCTTGTTCTTATGCTTCCACGCAGTAGCGTATGCAATACCCTCTTTTTCTTTAGGATAGTTTTTCTTAATGTGCTTCACCATCCTTTCATACTTTTTTCCAGGGGGTGCTACCTCTTCTAAATCAACAGATTCTTTTTGCTGCTTCTTCAGGGCACCGAGAACATATTTTTTATGCTTCTTTTTAGCAGAAGCATCTTCCGCTCCGTCTTCGATGTCAGGCATCACTTCGACGGAAGCGGCTTTCACTTTTTTTCTTCTTCGATCTCCGCACGAAGTTCTGCCTGCTCCTTCATCTTCTTTTTGGTGTTGATGATCTTGGAGACTTTCTTACGACGAGCAAGTAGATACTTGTCAGACTTATCATGATCACCGTCGTTATCTACATCCTTGTCTTCCTTGCCTACGGGATCAAGTTTCTTCTCGCCAAGAACTTCTCTGTTCTTTGCGTCGTTAACAACGTGCTCATGAACTTCACTGATCATGATCTCAAGGTCTTCTACAGGTACGTTATGGAGAATGGTTGTCTCTCTCATAATATCGTAGTGAGTTACAGTGCCATCCTCAAGCATGGTGTGCTCACCAGGAATGACAGTGTACTCAAGACCTTCTTTCTTGACTTTCTTTGCACAGTTGTGCTTCTTGACCATCTTGCCAGACTTGGGATCCTTCTCAAAATACTCAAGCATGTTACCTTCTGGTTCATAACCTGCTTTGACACAGTTATCAACACGCTTGCCACCCTTCATCTTGGTGCCCATCTGCTTGTAACCTTTCCAGCAAGCCTTGCCGTCAAGTCCTTTCTCCTTCTCCATCATGTAGGTAACACCATTGAGTTCAAACTCAACAGTTTCCTTCTTCATGTCTTTCTTATCTTTCTTCTCACACTTGGAGCACCCCTTCCCATCACAAAAACCGCAGGCTTCTTCTCTTGCAACCACCTTCGTGGTGTCTTTAACTTCTGATCCGTGAGATTGTTTGATACCTGTACCAGCACGAAGATTGGGAGCAGGATCAGGCGCACCAGAATTTGTTTTGGGATCCTTTGTAGAGAAATCATCTGCTTTCGCCTCCTTTCCTGCGAGGGATGGGATTGATGTAGAAGAATCAGCACCACCTGCAGGACCAGGAGTTGCAAGTTCTTTCTTTTCTGGTGCTGGGATTGCAGTAGACTCTTCAATTGTGGACTGTTGGAATCCTGCTCCACCCATCCACTTACCATAAGCTTCGATTAGTGCCTGTGAGTAGGCATCATTATGTTGCACACTATTGACTGGTTTTTGTCTTTCCATTGTTGAAAATACTACTACTTTTCCTTTCTTTATTTATAGTGTCCGTCACGTTAACGTGCCGCACATCCTTAATCCACGCACGAAACATGTCTCCAGACTCGGTAATTGCGATGACGTAGTTGACACCAGCACGATGAATCGTGCCTTTCTCACCAGTGATAGACGACATGATAACATCACCCTCCACAAATACATCACCTTGTCTATGTTGCTGACGAAGTGCTTCTTCTCGTAGTTTTCTAAAATCTTTCATACCGCCATTCCCAAAGCATCTTGTAAATTGTTAGCATAATTTTTGGTTCTCAACGAAATCCATTTTTGATACTGTTTAAAATTTCTAGCACTATTAAAAGTGTACTCTAACTTTTCTTCAGGACCACTATCATCTACTTTTGTTACAGCATAAACCACTGCTTCTTTTTTTAAGACCTGATCATAAAATAATTTATAAAAATTAAATTTAGACTTACTATCTCTTTGAGATGATCTAACTAACACTCTCTCGCATAGTAATGCCATGTTATTCAAAGTAAAAGTATACTTATTATTAGGACTATGTTTTGCAGCATCTTCTTCTGTCATTCTAACACTCTCTTTCAATTTCTTTGCCTTACTCGCTTCTTTGAAAAGATTATCCGCAATAAAGTTTTTAGATTTGAGAAGCAGTTTCTCATCAGATATCATGTTATCCAATGGTTCATAATTTTTAGAAACGCTAGAAATTTGTTTATCGAGAATTGAAATTACTTTATAAAAGTCATCAATAGACATTGAAGATGTGCCCAAAACAGAATTAAAGTCGGATCTTATCACAGATCTTTTGGAACTAGAGAAAAGTTTTCTCACTGCTCTGATTGGATATAAAGTTCCTCGACCACTATAGTTTTTATATTCAAGAGAAGAAGCAGCTATCATTCTTTGTCCTACATTATAACTTTTGGCTCTAGCAAATTTTAAATTTTTAAACCAAGTATGTACTTCTGCTTCATTAGCAAATGCAGTAGTAAACTTAACAGTAGCAGTAGAAGATCCTCGTACTTTAGATTTCACACTAATTTTTAATGGATTATTTCTTTCACCATTAACAGCAACTTTGTAATCTATCAAAGCTTCGTTTGCTGCTTGAGGGATATTCAATTCTATTTTTTTTATTGGTTCGTCGGGATATCCCACAATCTCTTTCATCATTGCATTATTTTGAGAAAGAAGTTTACCTAATTTCAGCGCAGAAAGTATTTCAAAAAACTCCGAAGATAAATCTGGTGCGATACCCAAGTTATCTTTCAAAGAAGGACTGTTGAAAGAATCAGACACAGCATCGGTATAAGATTTTTTCACGGAAGGACTAGAAACTGGAAAACTATTTCCATTAATATATGATATTACTGTCCTATACATTTCATCAGGAGTCATCCATCGATCTAGAATTGATGGTGTAACATTAGAGGGTTTTAAAGACTCTAGTTTTTTTGCATCAGCAGCACTACCAGCATACTTGAGAGCAAAATTAAAATTTAAATTAGTATTTTTAGATTCTATTTTTCCCTTTGCATTCATTTTCTCATGAGCGTATCTCATCTGAATGTATAGTCTAGGATTTTTACCATTATCACTTTTAAATTCCATGTCGGTTATATTGAGTTTTCTTTTTATTGGTCGAGAATTTATAAACTCAATCATAGATTTAATGTATTGTTGTCTAGAAGTTCTAGAATTTAAATTACAATACGAAGCACTTCCATTGTCGCATGTCATCTTATATTGAAATGGAACCCTAGTTTTATTAGTTACATACCTCTGTATTTCCATCAACGATGAATTATCATCTATATCAGAATTACCACCATCAATTTCATATAGAAAGCCATTCAATTCATTATACATTTCTTTAAATGCATGTGCTGCAGCAATATTAACTAGTTTTAATAGTCTTCTAATTTTTGTTGCAACAATATCAATGTCTACGAACTCATCTATGGTTCTTAATTCTTTTTTTAAGTCGTATGTCATGCCATTCCCTCTAATACTGCTTGAATATACATCTTCTTAAAGTTAGAATCAGTTTTTACAGAATTTGGTAATGCGCTTCCCACAACAGCAAAATCTCCTTCAGTTATTGCCTTCCGAACTTTACTTGCAGACATACCAGAAACATCATCCGCATCTGGATCTCTTTCTCCAGCACTCTTTATCTCAATAGTATTCATGTTATAGTCTTTACCATTATATTTTTTGATGAATTGGAAAGCAGGAACACGATCGGAACCCACTACAAAGATAGCATCAGTATAACCCTTGTCTTCTAACCACTTCAACGCTTTGATAGCATCACGAATGGTTTCATCCAAAATGATATTATTCTTGTGAGAAGGAAACATCATCTGCATGAAAGATACTTTCTGTGCAGCAGTCAAAGGGTTCTTTCCCTTCTTGTCCGTGGTATGACTAGGGAACACGTAGTAATCATTACCAGCAGCATACTCCTTGACTTTATTTATCAGCAGCTCATGCCCCGTAGTAGGGGGATTGAAGCGACCGAAAGTGAATACAGCAACCTTGGCACCATCACCAGCAGGAGGACGCCAAGACTTCTCCAGCGTGAAGTTAGCACGAGAGAACTCAAGACGATCAACGATCTTGACTGCCTTGCCATCAACAATAGCAACAAAACCTTCAGGCTTCGTCACCACAAAGTTGTCACCGCTGCGAAGAAATACACGGGTGTCGCTCAACCCAGCAAGCTTCAGGTTGATCAGGTTCTTGGCATTCGTGAAGGAGTTATACATCACGATGAATGCTTTGAATGCTCTGTTGTTGTTCTCTAGATAAGAGATGCCATCAGCAAGAACATCGCGATACTGTGCCTTGGACTTTTCAGTTTTCAGACTCTCAATCTTTTCTACTAATGCTTTCTCAAATGCTTTCGTAAAACCACTAATAAAAGCATTTACATTAGTGATGGTCTTACCTTCTTTCACATAGGAGTTCGTGAAACGCTTCATCGTATAACCAAGCGTGAATTGCTTGGTAGCATTATGAGCAATTAGTTCAAGAAACTCTTTCGCAATAGAAGCATTCCGTTCAACAACAGAGATAACAGACTTCAGCACACGCTCTTCAGAAGTAGTCAGACCAGACTTGGCACTGATGTTATCTACAGTAGCAGTTGCCAGGAATACGTTACGAGTGGATTTGAGGTTGAAGCGATCAACACCAAAACCAGCAGACAAAGTATTGACTGGACCCGTGCCGCTGTAATACGTGTGGAATACAGCACCGATCTTGGCAGTATTTACTGCCTTGCCCAGATCGCTATCTACAGGCCAAGCATATGTTAGAGTGTTAGGAGTAGCAGTATAGAAACGATCACCATCAATCGTTTTAGTCTGAACATCTTCATCCGTGAAGAGGAGATCACCCTGGATAACTCCGTTGATCTTCAGTTCAGGAAAATACTTCAAACAATACTTCAGTTTCTTGGCGAGGTCAGGGATCTCACCATGGTTCTTATCAATATCTTCTTCGGTAAAATTTACCTTTGGTTCTTTCTTGTTGAATACAGACTTGGTGCCAACGAAGAAGTTGCCGCTCTCTGGGTCGATGCCACAAACCACAGCTGGAGCGCCGTCCCATTTGGTAGTAACCTTTATGTTACCACTAGGACGGCCACCAAGTTCGTCGATAAAGCTTTGAATTAGATCTCTAGAGGCGACATATCCATTATACCCATAATTAATAAGCTCGTCCTCCAGGTGCTCCAGGTGCTTATTCTGGGTTGCCATCTACAGAAAAAGGGGGATCACCCTTATTTAGGTGACCCCCTATCATAGCACAAAACGGAAGGGGTGGGATTCGAACCCACGGAAGCTCTCACTTCGCTAGTTTTCAAGACTAGAGCCTTAAACCACTCGACCACCCTTCCTTGTATTGTAATGC